TTTTTTCTTCAGAGGCTAATGCGGCAAGAGCCTATTCTGAATATTTAGCAAATGAGGAGAAAGCCGAAACATATAACGATTACCCAGAGGCTGCAACGAATAATGCAAAGAGGGTTCTGAAATGGAGGGAAGAATATGGTGATGAAGTACGGGGTATGACTGCCGTAGGCTGGACGAGAGCTAATCAATTAGCCAATAAAGAGCGTTTAAGCCGTGACACGATAGCTAAAATGGCTGCTTTTGAGAGGCATAGACAAAATGCTGAAGTAGCACCCGAATTTAAAGAAACACCTTGGCGTGACAATGGTCATGTGGCTTGGCTTGGTTGGGGCGGTTCAGCAGGAGTAGAATGGGCACAAAGGAAATTGAACCAAATAGATAACAAAAATAAGAGTATGATTTACACATATAAGGCTGCAAGGCTTGAGTTTAAGGATGTGGACAGCAAGAAAATGACCGTGAGTGGTTATTTCTCCAAGTTTGGCAATGTGGATAGCGATGGTGATATAATGATGCCAGGGGCATTTAAGCGTAGTATTGCTGATTGGGGGCCTGATGGCAAGCAGAGAATAAAACACCTGATGAACCACAGGCCTGATCAACCTCTTGGCAAGATAACAGTTTTGAAGGAGGATAGCTACGGCCTGTATTACGAGAGTGAATTAGTAAAGACTACCTTTGGTATGGACTTTATAAAGATGGCTGAAGGAGGGATTATAACAGAACATAGCATTGGCTTCAATACCCTTACAGAAAACAAGGGAGCGATGGGTAATGAGATTAAAGATGTCAAGTTGTTCGAGGGTTCTTCCCTGACGGCTTGGGGTGCGAATATGGACACGCCATTCCTAGGTTTTAAGTCAGAAATGGACATAAACGAACTTAAGCAAGAAATTCGTATTTTTGAAAAGTTTATACGCAATACCGATGCGAGTGATAACGTAATCGATTTGTGTGTAATCAAAATTAGGCAATTAGCACAAGCGGTCGAGAGATTAAGTAGCACGAAGGCAACAGTAAATGAGCCGGAGCAGCCAAAAGTTGACGAGATGCTTGAGAAAAGTTTAATATCTATTCTCAAACAGTTTTAAAATCAACAAATGGAAAATTTGAAAGAGTTCCAAGCTGCTCTGGAACTTAAAATGAACGAGCAAAAACAAGAGGTGGCTGCTGCTACCGAGAAGGCTGCAAAGTCTTTTGAAAGCAAAGTTGAGCAAATCAACGAAGAGATGGTTAAGGCTAATAAGACTGCTCTTGAGGCTCTTGAGCAAGTTAAGGAAGCTAAGGCTGCATTCGGTAAGATTGCTGCTAAAGAGGAAAATAGGGTTGCAATGTCATACGCTGACCACATCAATTCTATCAAGTCTGAAATAGCTGCTGGTATCGAGAAGGGTTATGGTCAAATTAAGGAAGCTGCCCGCACCAATGGTAAGGGTTTCGCTTATGACCTTGATCTGAAAGCTGTTGGTACAATGACCATCGGTAACAATCTCACTGGTTCTGTTTACACTTCTTATGTAGATAACCCATATTTGAGAGCTTTCGTTAACCCACACCTGCGTTCAGTGTTCAACATTGTTCCGGTTTCTACGGGTTCAGTAAGCTTCCCAAGGGGTAACACTCCAGTAGGTGAAGGTTCTTTCGGTAAGCAAACTGAAGGTTCTGCAAAGCCTCAAGTTGATTATGACGTAACAGTTGTAAACACTGCCTTGTCATTCATCGCTGGTTATGCTAAGGTATCTCGTCAGATGATTGATGATCTGCCTTTCTTGCAAGCTTACTTGCAGCAGTCGCTCATTGAGGACTTCCAAAGAGCTGAAGATACTTATTATCTTAACGCTATCGCTGCTTCTGCAACTGCTGGTTCATCTTCTGGTGCCAACACTGCTGAGAAGTTCATCGACTACGTTGCTCAGCTTGGTGCCCTTAACTGGACTGCTAACCTCGCTTTGACAACTCATGCAGGTTGGGCCGGTCTTCTGAAGACTAAGCCATCCGATTACTCAGTACCTGGTGGAATGACCATTGACAACAATGGTAACGTTCGTATCGTAGGTATCCCAGTAATTCCTCATAGCTTGGTTACAGCTTCTAAGATTTATGTGATGGATACTTCTAAGTACGCCATTGCTCAGCAATCTGGACTTGCAGTTCGTTCAACTGAGTTCGATCAGGATGACTTCATTAAGAACCTGATTACCTTCCGTTGCGAAGCACGTTGCGAGTTGCTGCAATATCAGCCGACAGCTGCTGTTTACGGAGCAATCTAAAAATAAACGGGGAGAGGAGGGACAGCTCTCCCCACTTTTTTTATGCCATACAGCTACGGATATTTTAAGCAAGAGTATTTCAACCATCTATTTGACAATTTCAAGATAGATATTGAGATATTGGATGTAGGGCCAGGTGCGGGAACGTATGGTAATCTGCTGAATCAAGACTTTAAGTTTATTGACTGCATAGAGATTCATCAGCCTTACCGGTCACAATTTTTGCTTGATAGAACATACCGGAACGTATTTATTGGCAATGTCCTAGAGTTTGATTACGCTTATTACGACTACATCATCCTTGGGGATGTGTTGGAGCACATGAGCGTTGATGATGCTCAAAAACTGCTCTTTGATATAACAGATAAGAATATCTACTGCATGGCTGCGGTGCCGTATAAGATGCCGCAAGGTGCTGTTGGAGGCAATGTGTATGAAACACATTTGCAGGATGATTTGACTGTTGAAAACTTTACTGACAGGTACCCTATGATGCGAGGCCTATTTCGGAATAGCGAATACGGGTATTATGTAAACTATAACTACTTATGAACATAGTCGCATCTATCCACTTGTATCATCCAAACCACAACTGCGGTGCGGAAGCAATGATGCACCAAGTATTGAAAAGCTTGCAACAAAAAGGACATAACGTTAGAGTTCTTCTAAACCAAGCTAATCATTACAAGATAACTTCTAATTACACTTTTGATGGGGTGGACGTATTCCCTCCTAATCCAAATGTGGTAGAAGGGTTGTATAACTGGGCGCACGTCATTTTTACCCATCTTGACTATACGAGATGGAGCATTCACATGGCTGCGATGTATAAAAAGCCGGTTGTCCACTTTATTCATAACACACACTTATACCCAGAGATTGCAGATGCGGAGAAAACGCAATATGTGGTTTATAATTCGCAGTGGGCAAAGGATAAGTTAAATTATAAGTGGGACAATATGATAATGACTCCTCCAGTTGATTGGAGGCATTATGATACTAAGGTTAACACGATGAAAAGTCAGTATGTGACTTTGATTAATGTGAATGAGAATAAGGGGGGTAAGATATTTACAGAGATAGCGAGAGCGATGCCACATAAGCAGTTTATGGGTGTTCTTGGGTCATATGACGAGCAAGTAACCAGTAATCTGCCTAATTTAAAATATGTTGCTAATTCTGTTGACATATTAGATGTTTATAAGCAGACAAGAACGCTGCTGATGCCATCTGAGTACGAGAGTTGGGGTAGGACTGCGACAGAGGCGATGTGTAGTGGGATTCCGGTGATAAGCAGTCAGGCTGAAGGGTTAAAAGAGAACTGTGGCAATGCAGGAATTTATATTAAAAATAGGAATGATGTTAAGGAATGGGTTGAAGCAATTGCAAAGTTGGATGACGAAAAGACGTACTTCACGGCATCAAAAAAAGCAAAAGCACGATCAAGAGAGCATGATCCGAGAGAAACACTTGATAAGTTTGAGCTATGGCTCAAAGAAAAAGTTTACAGCTACAAACATTGAACATGAGTATATTGGTCAATAGCATATCGGTTATAGCGGATTCATCAGTCGAGCCTGTATCTATCACAGATGCAAGGAATTGGCTGAGGCTTGATACTGCTTATACAGAGGATGATAACCTGATTGCAGAGCTTATAACTTCTGCGAGAAAGCATATAGAGAAATTGACTAGCGTAAATTTAGTCAATAAGAGCATGAAGGTGCTGATTAATGTTTATGGGCAGCCAATGAATCCTACCTATGTGGTTGACCTCCCTTATGGGCCGGTGGTATGTGTGGATTTGGTTAGACTTAAAGCAGCTATAAATACTTACGATACCTTAACTAAAAATACGCACTACGAGTTTATTGGGGGTAAGCTGTGGCTTTATTCACCTGGAGACTACGAGGTGACATACACAAGTGGTTACGGTGACTGCCCTGCGGACTTAGAGACCGATATTTTGACCTTAGTGGCTTGGAGTTATGAGAACAGAGGCAAAAAGATGGAAGGACAAGGAAGGGAGGGATTACTGCGTAGCTACCCTAATTGGGATGGCATGAACTATCATCAGTACAAAAAAGTAGTTATATAATGGCAGGAATTATCAGAGTCAACGGGGTCAATCAAACCATCGCAAAGATTAATAAGTTTGCGGAGAGAAAGATTGTGAAGTTGGACAAGATAATGGATCAGAGCTTGAAAACTATGGCCTCACAAGCCAATGCCAATGCACCTGGCGACATTAAAGGTACAGTCAGAACACAAAGGATAGATGTTTTGGCTTACGATATCGGTTCAGAAGTTCCTTATGCTGCTTACGTTGAGTTTGGTACAGGTGATGCTGCAAGAGGATATGTACCAAGCCTCCCTCCGGAGTGGCAAGAAGTAGCAAGGCGTAAGATTATAAATGGTTTAGGTAGAACGGGTGTGCAGAAATTCCTTTACCCTGCGGTTGAGGACGGCTTGCCAGAGATGATAAAGAAAATGAAAGAAAATGCTTGATACAAGTAATGCCGTAAGGCAAGCATA